GGTGAACTCGCGAGCCGGGTCGCCCGTTTGCACCCAGTTTTTCGGATAGCGCGTTGAAGCATTAATGCCTTCGCGCTGTGCATCTGCATCCAGAATGCAGCCATAGGTACGCAGACCGCGCGCCTGGGTATTTCCCAGCACCATTGTCAGATCAGGCAGGTAGTTCTTTTTGACGTCATCCTCGATGTACTGACCGGAGTACACAACGATGGCAACGTCGCCATACATCCCCTTATATGAGACGGCCATTCCCAGGTCTTTTACGGCGGTTTCGAGCTCAGAGCTTGAACCGCGACGCGTATCCAGCTTTTCCTTCACCGCGTCAAAGGAGCGGAACAGCGCCCAGCCCTTTGGATCGAAGACAATAATGTTGACCACACCGCTGGCGTTAAGCGCGTACGCTTCAATATCATCGGTCGGGTCGTACGTTTTTTTGTCGCGAGAAGACCAGGCAGCTGCACCCGCCTGGGTGATGTTGTTACCGGCACTGCGTCCCATATCAACTTCAACCGGCTCAAACGCTTCCCCGGTCATGGTGTATTTACCACTGAGGACTGCAGCGACGGCCTGCTTTTCTTCTACCTGCGCAATTGCCAGCTCTTCATCTTTCATGTTCTGAAGAATGATGCGTCGGCGGCGATAGGCAGGGTCGGCCAGATTTTGTGGATCTTCATCAGGCAGGCGGCGAAGAGTCATCAGCGGATTCACTTCGTGTTTTGGCTACATGAGTCAATGGCGTAAGGATGTGAATGATTTAAGTGGGAAAATAGAGCATAATCCCTACTTGAAAGGCGCTATTGCAATACATACTGCAATACACAGAAATGAGTTCATGGAATGATTGACTTTTAACCGGCAGATGATTCTCATAAGAAGATTGTAATGAATATTATAGATACTCTTCAAAATGACTTCGAACGCGCTACAGCGCTTCAGAATATACTAATAGCAAGAGCTACAGGGGCCAAAGATGAAGCTAATGCTGATTATGTGCTTCTGAGAGCTTATTTCTTACAAAACCCTTCACTACTTCAGCTGTTACCTGAGTTTGTGAGAACTAATCGTTCCCTAAAAGAGTTTTGGGGTTTTATAAAAAAAACTGAACAGTATGCCCCCCGAAGGGAACTGATTTATACAGCATTTCAGCCAATACTGGACTATTTGGAAGGGAAGAATAAGGCTCCAGCGGATGAAGACATATCTGATGTATTAAGAAAGTTTAATGAGGATGGAGTTCACACCGTTTGGATGAAAGCACTTGAACGACGCCATACGGATCCTGATGGAGCTATAACTTCCGCAAGAACACTTCTTGAAACAGTTTGTAAGCACATTCTTGATGATATGGGTATTCAGTATAATAATAAAAACATTGAAATGTCAGAGCTCTATAAAACCCTATCAAAAGAACTCAATCTATCTGCCGACCAACATACTGAAAGTATTTTCAAACAAATTCTTGGCGGTTGTTCTGCAGTTGTAAATGGGCTTGGTACTCTTCGGAATAAACTTGGTGACGCACATGGGAAAAATCGTTCATCAGTTAAGCCATCGCCACGGCATGCAGAACTTGCAGTAAATTTATCTGGCTCAATGGCTCTTTTCCTGATTAGCTCTTGGTTAAACCTTAAAGAGAATAAATAACTTATTATAGGAGCGATGAGAGCAATTAATTAATCATTATGGTCAGCGTTTGAAGTTTTTCTGACTGATAACCAGCCATTCCTGCATGTATTTACGCCAAGAGCTGAGTATAGTCTCACCAGCTCTTGAATAAGCGTAAAGAAATGCCATAAGAATTTTATCAGAACGCTCATCTTCTTGATCCCAGCCCACAATGAATTGACGTAGGATAGATGCACTCACCAGCATCGCCCCCCAGAATTGTCTGTACCAGACCCGCCTTCTTACTCCCAATCCCAACAGGAAAAATTTGCACCTCTCTCCCTATATCCTGGAAATTGAAATCCTGCTCTCCTATGTTTCTCCTCCCAACATAAACCGCGTAGGTGAGTCCTCTGGGTTTGCTACTGTTCAGGTATTTTTCGAACCCCGGGAGGGTGGCATTTAAAGCTCTGATAGTTTCTCTCGTATCCCGGATGACTCGGTTCTGTATCTTCCCAAACACTTTTCCAAGAGCGCCTCCCAGCCTGATGGTTATCATTACTTCTGCACATGGATTCATGGCCGCCTCAGTAAATTTTGGAGAAAGGAAACGGTTAAGCTGTTTTTAGCTCAAAATAGCACTTACCATTTCTTTTCTTTTTAGGCACTACTTTCAATAAAAACAGATATTTACAGCGAAGAATAACAGAAACGTCAAATCGCAGAAAATTTTCATAAATAGCAAGAATCTGCGAGGTCGCCGCCCCGTAGTAAGCCAAACTGCCCGAAAGGACCCGCGCACTTTCGCCGGGTCAATCGGGCTGACTCACCTAGCCGATCAGCTTGCTTTTGCCGTTCTGGGCCTGTCGGCGAACTCGCTCAACCTTGAGGCATAGTGATGCATCTGGTTTGACGGGCACAGGGACCTGACATGTTTCAGAGCTGCGAGGAATGTTATTGATCCACTCGATAACTTCGCTCAGATACCATGCCTTACGCCCTTCAGTGACTTGTACACGCACCGGAAACTCGCCTCGAGCTTCGAGGTTGAGCAATGTACGTCGGCTTAGTGTGGTGAGTTCTATCACCTGATTCATATCAACCAGGCGCTCACTGACTTTCATCTTGTCTGCGAGCTCCTGCAGCTCGTTCACTACCGGATCCGGATAGAGAACATCGGCGGTTGCCATCAGGCTTTTGTCTTTAACTTTCATCGTTATCTCCTCACACGTGGGCCAGAGGTTGAACAGAAATACCCGAACCAACAAAGGCGGCAATCTTTGCCGAGAGAGTTGTAACCCCTTCCGGCCAGTTGAGTGCATCGACATTCAGCACACCAGTCTTGTAGACCTGCGCCTGTGTCTGGCTTGCGGTATCGACGCTGAAGCAGGACACATAAACAGCTTGCCCTGCTTTAACGCCATCCCATGCAACCAGAGCACCAGTAGTCGCATCCTGCATCAGCGGTGTCAGCGCAGGGATTACGCCTTTCCCACCAGAAAAAATCCCCAGCGTAGATACCAGCGCTTCAGTGCCGGCCACCAGCTCAATGTAATTTGCAGTCATGAATGCTCCTTAAGCCACACGAACGGTGACAAAACGGTTAATGCGGGCCGGGATTGGTTGCGGTGCGGAATGCGTCTGAACATATTCAATTGCCGGGTCACCAGGTACGATGTAATTCTTGGGCGCAAGTTCTGCTTTGGTGATGCCCATGCGGATGAGTTCGGGATCCTGAATTCCACCATAAGCTACAATGCCCTGTAGCGCAGTGTTACCCAGCACCATCAAATCTGGGTCAAGGAAGTATTTTTCTGTGCCGTCTTCGTCTGTATAGCGACCGCTGTAAACGACGATTGCAACGTCGCCCATATAGCCCTTAAAGCTCACTGAATCGCCCAGGTCTTTCAGTGCGGTTTCAAGCTGGGCATTAGATCCGCGACGTGTATCGAGTACATCTTTGATCGCTTTGAATGAGCGGTATTTCTTCCAGACATTCCCGCCCATAATGATGATATTAGTAACGCCTTCGCTCAGTTCTGAGTAGGTTTCAATGTCGTCATTTGGATCAAATGTCGCTTTGTCTTTACCTGACCATGCAGCGCCACCAGCCTGAGTGATCATGTTCTGGGATTTGATATTCCAGTCCAGTTCGTAGCGTTCGATCCCTTCTCCTTCAATGATATTTTTCCCGGTAGTAACAGCCTGAACAGCCAGCCATTCAATACGCGCCCGGATAGCAATGGATTGCTTCAGAATGGCCTGTTTAACTTTAATATTTCGGGCATCGAGCGAGCTGTATTGCTCAGGGGTTACACCCGCCGGACGGACGGCCAGTTTATTCGGATCAATGCTGCTTTTGGGTTTCATGTACCCCGGACGGATAGATTTCGATTCATAACCCTCATCGCGTGCCACCTTACTGCCTACCATTGGCGAACAGAATGCTGCGATCGGAATATTAGGGTCGTCAATCGTGTCTAGTATGATATCGCGCGTTTCGAACGTTACTGCGCGGGTAAAGAATAAATCAGTGAATAGAGTTTTGAGTTGCTTCTGGATATCCTCGGCACTAACAACTCGGACAAGTGCCGCTGGCGTGTATAAACCTGGCATATATTACCTCATTAAAAAATCGAATATAGTTCGTTGCAGGGATAATCCTATCACTGTAAAAGTGGCATTGGATGTATGCAACAGTGTGCAATGGAGTGCAATGATGTATAAAGTTAATTTGGCATGATATTACGACACGTTAAATTTGCTATCATCCTTATCGTTATTTCCTCCAGATAACACCATTTATAAAAATCGGTAATTGCCAAAGCGGGCCCGGTGAGGGCCCGCTCTCATTTCAATCACATCATTTCTTCAACGGGATAGTGCCATCTATAGTGAATGGTTCACTTACACCATCACTGAAAGTGAAAAAGCCAAGTCTCTTTGACTCATCCGCAAGATTGAACATAGCAATGTGGTGATGCCGTACAGGAACACTACTAGAGAATAATCTCAACCCAGTCCCATAAAGTTCAACTTCAACAGATAAACCAGAGAAATCCAAATCAAAACAACCTGCCAAAACTTTTTGATCTGCTGCAGGAAAATTCTTTTTATAAATTTCATTATATTTCGGTTGAAAATACCTTATTAGCCCAGCCTCCGACAGACAAATAATTTCTTTCTGGGATAGTGGGTTTTTAAACACGCTTTTCAGCCTGGCATCATCCTCATCACCACCAATTGCCCCTTTATCCATGCCATTGAATGTTGATGCCAGGATATAATCATCATATTCAACAGTAACTATAAATAGTTGATCGTCGGGAAAATCATACATGGTATCAGCAAGGATTTTTTGTAGAGTAGCATGACTTCTCAGCCTGTCTAATGCTGTTCGCTTACCTTCTGCATATGCTTGTCCAACATAAAGCACCTCCAAATCACTGAAAATCCCATTTCCAGTTCTCAATGCCAATAAATCACCTGGCCAATATCTTACTTCTTCGCCATCACTATTTACGGTATAGATTTTTCTGTGAGGGTAATCCGCTACATAAATCTTCTCTTCTTCTTCATCCTCAAAATCAAAAGGTATCTTGTATGTAGATGAAACTAATTCCCCAGCGACGCGGCTAGTTAGATTTCCTGTCAAAATACCATTATCAAGTGTTGGCGGCTCAGCACTGCAAGTAGCTTTTGGTCTCTTACATATCATATAAATATGACAGCTATCGGCTATATCCCTATGTTCCGCTCTAATCTCCCCTTCTGCATGCAGCTGATCTGGAGTAAACATTAACCAACCTTTTGAGGTTATGGTGACTGAAAACTCAGACACATATTTTCTTTTACCGCTCATATTTTCTCCTCGGCAACTACCCACTTAATGCCCACTTCTACTACTCCCCACTTACTGCCCACCAGCATTTTTGATTAACCGCCTAAAAACCAGTAGTGGCAGGGGTTAGAGCGTTTTTACCCACTTTGTCCAAGTATATAGGCGCAAAGTGGGGAAAACAGAGGGACCTCCCCAGCCCTCCCCACTTACTACCCACTTTCTAACCCACTTCTCTTAACGATTGTATAGTTAATACGTCACCATTCTGGATAATCAATCCATCATCAACCAACTTTTGAACCCAGCGGCTAAAGTGCTTAGTATCAATGCCTGTCGCTTTCAAATCATCGCGCAGAACAGCCCTGGTACAAGGTTCACCTTGCATTGTTCTACATCGGATAGCTTGCCATAGAGCCATATGATTACCTGTTAACTTCGCTATCCCTACCAACTCAGGATCTACTCCTTTTGCCTCTCTAGGAACATCATTAACCACCAGCGAAGAAATAAGTTCGCCATCGCGATCCGTAAACAGTTCCACCGGGCGCAAATCGAATGCGGCCTGTTTAGGCTCCTCCGCATCTTTCATCTTCGTACAGGTCAGAATTATCGCTCCGCCGTCACCTTCACGGCGAATATTAAATTCGGCATCCAGAGCTGCCCTGAAAGCACTGGAACCTCGTGCGCCTTTGGTATCGTCTTTTCCTGAATGATGCACCACCAGCAACGTGGCGCCAGTCTCTCGCTTGATGACGTCGCATCCTTCGATAAACGCCCCCATATCACGAGCATCGTTTTCATCATTACCACCGAAGCACCGCGCCAGCGTATCGACGACAATCAGGCGAATCGGCTGACCCGTTCTGGACTTAACATCACGCGCAGCTTTGATCATCTCCTGCATTTCCTCACGGCGAACCGGGAAGACCGGACGGTTGACCAGATACAGGTTATTCAGTTTCACACCATGCTTTTTCTCCCACGCCTTTATTCTCCGCGGTACGCCAATACCACCTTCACCCACTACGTACATTACAGCGCCAGCTGATACTGACTTTCCGGCCCACTTCATCCCGGCTGCAACGTGGCAAGCCCAGGACACCGCCAGAAAACTTTTATACGAACCGCTCGGGCCGTAGATACTGCTCAGGCTGTTAGAGGGGAGATAACTCTTTAACGTATAATCCTGCTCCTGATCGTACCCATCAGAGCCCACGCTTAACGGTAAACTGTGCCGCAATGACATTTCCCTCACAGAGACATCAATATGTTCGCGCAGACGGGAAAGATATTCTCTCCAGTCCTCCGGCTCCTGGTCAGAAATGCCTTTGTACAATTTGGCATTCTGCACACCAGCCAGAGCCAGTTTTTCGGCAATATTATTAATCTGGATAGGCTCAATATTCCCGGCCAGATATATGCGCGCGGCACGACGGCCATCATCCACAATGCGCAGGTTATCGAGCTCTGCCAGCTGTTTTGGCCCAAGGTAAACAGGAGGAGTCGTGTCTTCGGCGATCTGTTTACCAAGCCCCTCTTCCCATCCCATGGCATGGGCGTATGCGTCAGACCCGGCAAAGATAACGGCTTCAGTGAATTTTTCCTTTGGCAGGTATTTCAGGTTCGGTGCGTTCTTCATTTCAGCCCCTTATCCCATCCGTCAGACCCAATACTCAGCGGCAGAGAAGATCGCAGAGCAGCAATTTTTTTACGCCCATTTTCTTTTACTGCCTCCTGCCAATCCCGGCTTTCCTCAGAAAGGTAAATAAATTCATTTCGGAACCGGTACTCAGAAAAAACACACTCATGGGAGTATCCATCCCGGATATACGTAATACGGCTATCCGTTACGCCCGTGACAGTAATTTTTTCCCCGCGAGAATCTTTCCAGCGGCTGTTAAGCTCGATTTTTGGTTGAGCGATGCCCTCAGGCTGTGCCCGATTTAATTTTTTCACCATGAAATTTATTCCTTGTTGGTAGCAGTTAAACCGTGTGCATTAGCAGCCTGACGAACTGCCTGGATAAAACCTTCCGGTGTGGCCACGATTTCATTCGGACGAAGGCGGCGCTCTGTAACCTGACCGTTTTTAACCGTCACCAGTACGCGAATCTCGTAATCTGCGGGTAAGTCGGACTTATGCATGACGCACCTCCTCTGGCACAGCATCCGCGCTGTAAGGATCGCTACCCAAAATGCTCCAAAGGATTCGGCTTTCAGGGTCCATAAACGACACTGAAAGCGGGCTTTCGGTTCGGATTTTTGCGGCAAAGGTTAACTTCCAGCCGCAGAACGCAGCACGGGCAGTATCTTCGGTGTCGGCGACGGTGCGCAGAACTACGGGCGCGCAGACGTGGCCATTCGGAGTTCCAAGGAATAGCCATGTAAATTTGGGGTGAGTTTGGGTATGCTGTGTTCCAGCCATAGTCGTTACTCCAGTTAACGGTTTGGTTAGAAGCCCTGCTTGGTGTTGGCGCACCACAGGGCTTCGCTATTTACAAATGTCAGACATGCGTTGTACATTGTCACACACAAAAGATTACGCCGAGTGTCAGACACATGTCAAACACAAAAATGCCTAAAGGCAACAAGCAAATAGCTTTTCGAGTAGACCCGTTTTTAGAAGAAGCGATGGTTAAAGCCATGAAAGAAGACGGTGATGAGACGCTCTCTGCATGGCTAAAAAGAATTGTACGGAAAGAGTTAAATCAACGAGACATCACAAAAGATATTGATGTCTCATAGTCATCATTCTGGGTCGTAAGTAGAAATCGCTTTGAAGGCATCAATAAAAACTTCTTGAAGCTCTGGTGGCGGTAAAGAAAGAAAAGCGCATGCGATTGGTGTGAAAGCTTCAATCGCATTCACAGGATCATCAAATTTCAATCCTTTCCTTGATATCTCAAGCACCTGATAAATAGACGAAACTTCATGCCTTTCAATGCTAGAGTTTAAATCATGGCCGCATTTATTTCGCACTCTATTTAATTGTATTATGCCTGGCCTTACAAACGAAGCACTCAGACCATTTTGGGGAATCATTTCGGCTTTCTGAGCAAAACGCAACTTGAGGTTATCAAGCCTTTCAATTTTATAATAATCATGTAGAAACTTAGTCAAAAAATGTTCAACAACAAGATGGCATTTCAAAACTCGCCCAATGTAATCATGCGGTTGATTTATAAGACCGAGAAACATATCGTTCATTTCTGTAAAATGTTTCTCAATACTACTCATGTGAGGTTTCATTACTTCTAAAACTTCATTAACACCATCTATATCTTTCATCATTGCTTCCCAATCATTTTAGCTTCAATTACTACCCCTTGTGCAGCGCATTCATCAGTCAACTTATTTAAATCAACACCACCACGCATATATCTTATTTGACCATTATCATTTTCATACATCGAAAATAAAACATTATCGTTAGGATCACATTTAGCATATTGTATCGCGCCACCAACAGTATCACATGCACTATTATTAATCACTGAAAGCAATAAATCGAGCAATGGCATTTGTTGATTAATAGAATAAGCTTTTTTAAAATGATTATCCAGCGTATCGGTCTCCATTAAAAATGCAGCCCCACTTCCATCTATAATATAATCATTAGTTTGAAAACACTTTTCTTTAAAACAATCAAAACCATCTCGGGATGGATTCGCCCTAACACCTAACTTATACATTTCCATTTCATTAGTTTTCGGGCAAAAACCAGCAATATAAAAAAAGCAAGCGCCTGATTTACCGTTGGAATACTCAACAGCAGCCCTTACCACCTTATCATAAACCATCAAAGCCACATCGGTTATCAAGTCCATAGAAATATGTGATGAATCAGGAAAAAGAACCATTTGATTTAGGATTTCAGTAAGACTCTCTTTAATCGTATAGGCACTAACAAATCCACCACAAAAAGAAATGGCGAGGTTAATCTTTCTTACAAATACTTTACCCTCGCCACTTAAATCGTTGCATTCATGTACCTCACAATCAAGCTTAGATATTTTCAAGCAATGATCGAGAACAGACATCCCGTTACTTAACCGAGAATCAGTTGCCATATGAATATTATTAGATTTATCTTTCCAATAAACGCACATTGTCATATTACTTCTCCTTATTTAGCTTATCCAATCGCCTCTTATCCAAGCTTGAATCTCTGAGAGACGGTATGCCACAGCTGTAGCACCAATTTTTATACGCTTGGGAAACTTGCCTTCTTTCTCCAGTTTCCAGCGAGTGCTGTTCGCAAGAGTAGTCAGTTCCCGACACTCTTTCTCACGGATCATACGGTCAATGTTAGGAATGTACTCGAGACCCTTTTTATCAACAACTGCCATTTTTTTCATGTTAACCAGCCTTTTGTTTGAGGATTGTCACTTTTGACTCAGCACCCGAGATGCTATTGAGGTATGTCGTCCAGAGATCTAACGCATCCAGTTTCTTCGCCATAAATTTACTTCGGTTGTAAATACCCGCCACACCAGGTAATACATGGCCTAACAGCTGCTCCACGACATGAAACTCAACGCCCAAATCATTCAGATGTGTTGAAAGCGTTCTCCTGAGGTCATGTAGAGACCATTGCTTTTCGTGGCCCAGCCGCTTACCAATTTTTCCACCAATTTTGCTTACGCTTTCCCTGATACGCAGACTACCCAGCACATAGCCGGAATGCTTTGTTTCCTCGTAGACGTCCGTTATCCACTGCCTCAGACCTTCGGGTACTGGCCTTACAATTTCCACCCCATTTTTTGAATGCTCTTTTGGAACGGACCATACCCAGTTTTTTCGATCCCATTCCTTCCATTCTGATAACCGGGCCTCACTCATGCGGCATCCGAAAACCGTGCACAGAACAAACATTTTCCTGGCATATTCGGACATCAACTTCATATCAGGTTCAACAAAGATAGCTTTCCAGAGCTGCCCTAACTCGGCCTCATTAAGAACCCGATCACGCTTACCAGCCGCCTGGCCTACATCGGTCATGCGCAAGTCCTTTAGTGCATCGCAGGTTGCGTACTGACGAACCCGGCAAAAACGAAGTGCCAGTTTTGTGTCAGAAAATACATACGCCGCCATAACTGGCGCATTACGTTTTATCCGGTCAAAACAATCGAGCCATTCATAGAGATGTGTGTCGTTCACTGGCAGATGACCGATAAAGGGAAAAACGTGTTTACGAAATCGCCCCAGAGTTACAGCATGGGTTTTTCGACGAACCTTGCAGTAATTTTCGTACCAGTAACAGAGAGCGTCCTGAACAGTAACCGGCCTAAGACGCTCCTCGGACTGAATCTTTATCTGAATGCGGGGATCTCTTTTCTCTGCAAGCCACGCCCGGCACTCATCCCGCTTTTCCCTGGCTTGTTTTAGCGACATATCCGGATACTTACCTAGCGTTAACCAGACCGGGGCAGTCAAACCACCAGCAAGCCTGTAGAAGAAAACAAAACTCACAGCCCCCTTCTTACTCACACGAACGGAAAGACCCTTCCCATCCGCTACAGTGATCTGCTTTTCTCTGGATTTTCCCAGATACCCCTTAAGCGCCTTGTCGCTCAATTTGTTCTCACCAGCCATTTTTTGCCCCCAAAAAGCAATACAAGCTGCAATACAGAGGTGATTGCAACGCATAGAAAACGAGGAAAATCCAGTGAAAGCGCCAGAAAAATTTAATCATAATTATCAGATAATTAAGTGCAAAAACCAGCAACTATACGAAAGCCTCAGAAAGCCATGCTAAGTGCTTTGGCTTCACATACCCCGGCGTAAATTCCGACGTGCTGCCACCACGGGAACGAATCACTTTCCCGGAGACAATCGGCGATACGTACAGCGCCATATTGACCATGCCCGGAATTTGCGACAGGTAGACTTTTTCTGTACTGAAGGGATAAGTTTCTCGAAAGAAGATACGCAGGAAGAGCGGATCGAACTTGAATTTCTTCTCATTGACCGCCAGAAGCTGGGCTGTTGTGTAAACTGACATAGATTTTTCCCGTAAAAAAAGCCGCATAAGCGGCTTTTATGAAAGTTGAGGGGTGATTAAACGATGCTGATCGCAGTACCGGCGAACGCGTTACGCTTGATATTTTCGTCGGTAACGGCAGATGGCCAGAGCACATCTTCGATGCGGAAAGAACCGGATTTATAGAATGCCAGTTCAGCACTGCTCTGGTCAGCGGTAACCGCCAGAATGCCGGTTGCTGCACCTGCATGCTCGCCGTCCCAGACGGTTAGCTTGCCGGACGTAGCATCGAGCATGAGCGGGGTCATTGCCGGGGTGGATGCTGTCAGTTCGCCCGGTGCATACGCGGTGTGTGCCGGATCGCTGTTACCGAGCGGCTGGTGATGAGTGAATACTTCGGTGATTGCCATGTTAGCCTCTTAAACGGGGGTGTTTAACAAATCGTCGCCGGCTTCAGCAGAGGCATTCCCTGCTGAAAGAGCGCCTGGTGCGGTTTCCATCAGGCGATCCAGCGCCGTATCGGTACGCGCCTGGGCACTTTGCGGCGCCGCGGCCAGAATGCGCTGTGCACTCTCGACCGTCATGCCCGGCGTTTCTGCCAGCGCACGGGCCTGTGATTCACGACCTTTTGCCTCTTCGCAGTTCAGAATACCCATGATGCGACCATTCTCGGCGGCTACGGCTGCCGATACCTGAGCGCTGAGGTCTGCCGGGGCCGTTAAGGCAGCAGTTGTTGTATCAACGGTGGTGACCTGCTCAGCCGGTGCAGTCGTCTGTGTTGCTGCCTGGTCAGCTGGCTGATTGGTCGCTGCAGATGCAGAAGGTGATGGCATAGTTCCTCCAGTGGTTGTTTTTTTGCGTCTGTCGAGTGCTTCACGCATCACGCTGAGCGCGTCGGTATTGTTAACAAGTTCATCCGCCAGACCGTTTTCCACGGACTCCTGACCGGAGAAGACGGCCGCTTCGGTGTCCAGTACGGCCTGCACTGACATTCCGGTATAAGCGGAAACCTTTTCGGCAAACATCTGACGAGTGGCATCGATGCGCGTCTGAAAATCAGCGCGAACGTCCTTTGGTAGTTTTTCGTAGGGATTGCCGTCGACTTTATGATCGCCGCTGTAAATCAGCGTGACCTCAACGCCGTTAGTTTTCAGCGCAGCGCCATAATTACTGTGCGCCATCATGACGCCGATGGAGCCGGTTCTGGCCGTTTGCGTGACAAGCCGTCGCGATGCAGAACTGGCAATTAGCTGCCCTGCGCTGCAGTTCATATCATTTGCCAGCGCCCAGACGGGTTTGATATCCCGCATTCGGGCAATAATGTCGGCACAATCGAAAGCCCCGGACACCATCCCGCCCGGCGTGTCCATATCCAGCAGAATACCGTCTACGCCGGGATCGCTCATTGCCTGCTGCAGTCGGGCAATGACCCCGTTATAGCCCGTCATACCGGAATAAGGCTGCAGTGACCGGGTTTTGCTGACCAGCGTCCCGGAAACGGGCAGCACCGCGATCCCGTGTGTTACCTGATAGCTCCGCGCTGGCCGGGGCCCCATTTCCTCGTCATCGCCAAACAGCGCCAGCGGTTCTGCAATTTGTTCAGCGCCGAGCGAGACGCCAGAAGCGGAATCAGTCAGTCGGGTGATACCCAGCTGACCTGCCAGCGCGCAAAAGAAAACCCGCGCGTAGGCGGGTTCA